CTGCCGCCACCACGACGAAGTTCATGGCGCGCTCTTCGTTCTTGGCCACCTCCTCACCGCCGACCATCATCCGCCACACACCCCCCTTGATGGAGATTTGCTTGCCGCCGCTGTTGCCGGCCAGCATTTTGGTGACGTCGTCGGACTGACGCAGGTAGTCGGGGAGTGCGATGTTGCCGTTTTTGAAGAGAGTGATATTGCTCATATGGAATCCGTAAAAAGTGATGGGTTAGGAAGGAGACAGACTAAGCAATGCGCCAGACACGCAGGCCGTCTTCGACGGTGCGCACAGCGAACGACACGCCATCGGCCTTATGCCGACGAGCGAAGGAAGCCACCGCAGCGCCGACGCGACGACGATCGGCCAGAGTCACGGGCTGCAGGGGGATCAGGAAGCTGTCCTCGACGTGCATATCGGCCAGCGGGTAGACCGTGGCGACACCGGTGCGGACGCGTTTGGCGGGGAGGGGGATGTGGGTTTCGATTTGGTACATGGCAGTCTTACGACGGTTGGTTAAAAGGCAGGGGGCAGTGAGTTACGTGATGACGTTTTTAGGTCTCCTTACGATGATCGAGTACTTGGAGTCTACGTTCAAACCTTCCGGCAGCTTATCAGGATTATCTATCAGGAACTGCTTCATGTTAGTCTGGTGCAGCCGCTGCTCCAGCAGGTCAATGGCGTCGTTCGCCCGGATGAACTCGTACATCCGGCCCCAGTTGTTTGTCCAATACCGGGACTTGACCGATCGGCTGAAGCTGCCGAACTGCGTCTTGCCGCCGTCTTGGCCGGTAGTCTTGCACAGCTCCAGCAGAGCCTGCTCCAGCGCTTCCACGTCCGACTTGAGCTTGGCGATCTTCTCGTCATGCTCGCGCTCCATCTGCTCTTTGGCGTCGCGGATGCGAACGTAGGCCTTCACGAGTTTGTCAGCGTCCATTTTGTTTCCTTTGGTTGATGTGAGTCTGAATTATACATTGTCAATCTCTTGTTTGTACAGCTCTACGAGGTCCATGTGGGCATTTACCTTGCCCTGCAGGGCTGCGTACATACGGCGCTCCACCGGGCTGCCCTGCAGGTGCGTGACTGTGACCTTGTTGGTCTGGCCGGCGCGGTGCGCACGGGAGTTGGCCTGCAGGTACACCTCGGTCGAAGTGATAGGGCCCCACCACACGATGTTGTCCGCTCGCGTCAGGGTGATCCCGTGTGCGGTTGCCTGCGGGCTGAGCAGCAGCACCTTGACGCGATCCTCGGTCTGGAACCGCTTGATGATGTCTGCGCGCTGCGTGGCCGGCACCCCGCCGTCAATAACCTCGACGGCGTACGAATTGGGGTCCGCCCCGATTAGGCGCACTACTAGGTTGTCCAGCGCGTCTCGCAGCATCGCCGTAACGTGCCGGTACGGCACAAACACCAGCACCTTGTTGTTGGTGGACTCTATGATGTCTACCAGCTCCGCCAACCGATCCTTGATGTCGAACTGGATGACCTCGCCAGTGTCGGTATACACCGCTCCCTGCGCAATCTGGGCGAGCTTGTTGATTAGGGTTGCAGCATTAGCGGCTGTAATCTCTTCGCCGGCGGCCAGCGCCACCATGTGCGTCTTGACCTGCTCGTAGTACTTCTTCTGCTGCGGGCTCAGCTCCAGCTCTCGGGTGGCGTACAGCAGGTCGGGCAGGTCCAGACATTCCTCCTTGGTGTACCGGATGGCCGGCTGCAGCACCTCGTGCACCATAGCCTTGGCGTTGGTGTGGGGCACCCACTTGAACTGCGTGATCTTGATCATCACCCGGTCTCTCCACATGCCGTAGGAGCGCGGCACCGAGTCGGGCCGGACCAACTTGGCAAGGCCGTAGGCGTCCAACGGCGACTGCGCAGCAGGGGTGCCGGTCATGGCCCACACGCGAACGCCGGGCTTGCATAAGGAGTTCAGGGCTTTCCAGCGTTCGGTCTGTGCGTTCTTTACGCTAGTCGCCTCGTCAATAATAACGAGGTCAAACCCACCAGCCATTAGGGCTTGGTGTACCACCTTGACGCCATCAAAATTGATAATCACGAACTCATAGTCAGCGGCTATGACGGCCTCTCGCTGGCGCTTTGTCCCGGAGGCGATACCCACACTGCGGTGCATCAGCGTTCTGAAGAGGTCGGCCCGCCACGCAGTGTCCATGATCGAGACCGGGCACACCACCAGCACCCGCTTGACGAGTTTCTTGGTTAGTAGGTAGTCTGCAGCCCATGCAGCAGCGTTGGTCTTGCCTGTGCCCGGCTCCGACAGGCAGTAGCAACGAGAGTTAGCCGCGAGGAACGCGGCAGTGCTTAGCTGGTGATCGAACGGGGTGTAGATACCGGGCCACTTGTAGCGGCCCAAGATTGGGTGCGGGGGGTTTTTCAGACCGAGGTTGCGCAGCAGTTGCCACTCTTCATGCCCCCAGTGAACCAGCACCTTGGCTAGGGGGCCGTTGCGCTCCAGAATCTTGGACTTGGGTATGAGGGCAGCGATCTGCTCAGCTTTACGGGTGACGAATTGGAGTGCTTTGTTTTCAACGATTTGCATAGTACGGACGGAAAAAGAGCCCGGAAGCTAAACTTCCGGGCTATTGGCAACTCAACCAAAACGCCGGGGAGACAATCCGGCGGAGACAGTTTACTTCATTCGAGCGGACTTGGTGCGGGGGTACGACCGGTTTTTGCTGGCCGGTACGGCGCGCAGGTTGCCCAGCTTGGTCGCCCCGCCCTTGGCCAGCGGCTTCTTGTGATCTACATCCACGCCGGCAGGCAAGTCCCCGTTGGCCTTCTCGTACATGCGGCGGGCCTTCTTGCGCTCGGCGCGCTTGGCCATCACAGCCGGCTGACTGTCGTACTTCCGCTCTTTTTCGTAGTCACGGGGGTTGCGGGGCATCGCTACTCCTTGAATTCGCAGGTATCGGAGGACACGGGGCAGAAACGGCACAAGGGGCTCTTGCGGGGGTTCCACACACCGGAGGCCAGCGCTGCCTCGATACGAGAGGCCTTGCCCGCCCACTTCGACATGATCGCAGCAAACTGATCGCGTGTATAGTCCGCGGTCACGAAGTCTTTAGCTACCAGAAACACCAGTGCGCCCTTGACACGCTGCACCTCTGGGTAGTGCGAGAACACCATGCCGGCCATCAGCTCAAGCTGGTCAGTATCAGCGTAGCGACTAGACTTGCCAGTTTTCCAGTCAGCTACACGCGCTAGCTCACCGTTAATAATCAGCACATCAGGCACGCCGCGGAACCACACGTCTTTGTCGAAGAACCCACATGGCGTGAAGTCGGCGCGGATGCCCATCTTCAGCTCGCACAGGCGGTCCCCCTTGGCGCGGCCAATCGTGTCGGCGTAGCCTTGGAACTGCTTGAACTTCTCCGGGATAGGAGTGCCCAGCATCATGTAGTCTTCGAGCACCTTGTGGGCCTCTGTGCCGTACATCGTAGCTTCCGTACCCTCAGACTTGAACTTCTTTAGGATACGTACCTCGTGATACTGCCGTCCACAGTTTTCATACTGTTTTATGGATGAGTACGAGTGAGTTAGCATTTCAGGGTCCTTTTGTTGAAGCCCCGATTTTAGCAGTCCAGCAGGGTATCGCCAAAGAAACCTTCCGCTGCGAGGGGTAGGCCCGGGCAGAACGAGATCGGGTCGGTCAGGCACTTGATTCCGAAGGCCAGCGAGTGCTCCGCATCTTCCTCCGCAGCCAGCCAGTAGGCGCTGTCGTGCACCGTCATACGCACGGGGTAGGTCTTACCCAGACGAAGCATGCCCACAGCCATGATGTCCCGTGCAATCGCCTGTGTGGCACCTTGAAACACCTTGCTTCCGTAGATGCGCTCGGGCCCGTGCTTGGAGTCGAACACCCACTCAGGCTTGTCCGTCTTCGGGTTCACCTCGCGTCGCAGGTTCGGGTACTGCATGTACATGCCCGTAGGGCGCCGAATGCCCTTGCGACCGTCCACGACGCAGATACCGCCCCGCAGCATAGGCATCTGCTGATCCGCCAAGATAGCGTGCAAGGCGCGCTCCCCCTCAGACCATGCCCGCACCACGTAGCTGTACCGGCGCCGGTACAAGTCCACGATCGGTTTGACCTCCTCCAGAGGTAGCTTCACATCGCCCATGATGCGCAGAGCGTCCTTGAGCTTGGCCGCCCCCGTGCCGTAGATCAAACTCAAGTTCGAGACCTTACCAACCTGCCGCTGCTGCTTGTCCACAACATCGTAGGCTACGTTGAACACGTCTGCTGCGAAGTCTTTGTAGAGGTCCATACCGTCGGCCAGCATCTGCACACGGTCATCCTGCCCAGCCAGCCACAACCCAAGGCGCAGCTCGATGTTGGACAAGTCCGCCCCGCATAGCTTGGTGCCTACCGGAGCGCGGATAGCCTGCTTGAGCTTACTTGTTCTGGGTAAGTTCTGCAGATTGATCTTACCGCTAGACTCTGCACTCCATCTTCCAGTTAGCGCTCCGAAATACCGCAGTGGTACGGCTAACGCGCCGTGATCGGCGGCGTCGATCAGGGTCTCCGTCCGGCTCTCCTCGATGGTGGACTTGTTGCCCAGCCTGCCGGCCACGAGTGCCTGCACTGCTTCGTCGGGGTATTCCTCCAGCGCCTTGAACGCTTCGTCGGTTTTGGCGAAGGCCCATGTCTCCTTGCCCGTGGTCGGGCTGATCTTGCGCGGGGGCTCCACACCCAGACGCT